GTGGCACGGCTCTAAAAAAACCCGCCCTTTGTTGGGCTCGACGCTTGTTGCTTGCTGTTGTTTTGGCGAGGTGACACTCTTTGCATAGGACTTGTAGGTTCTCGAGTTCATCTGCTCCGCCGTCTGCTAACTCATGCACATGGTCTACGTCGGTGCCTGGTTCGCCGCACTTCATACAATGCGTCCCGTACATTCGTAATGCTTGTGTCCTAAGTGAGCGCCAGGACTTGGTTGTTCCTGCTCGGTGGCTTCTGCTCATGCTGTCCCGTTCATTATCTTGTAAGCCTGTATGAGTCCTTGTGCTAGGTGTGGCTCTGTGTCTAGCATGGCGTCTCTAAGTTTATCTAGCCTATCTTGATACGTTGCTTCTAGAATCTTTTGGAGTTTCCATGCCTGGTTAAGTTGTCTCTTGAGTTCTGCGTGATCGTCTAGCAGTTCCTCTACTCGGCAGTAATACTCAAAGAGTTTAGCGGCTTCGATTCGTACCCACTCGTGACTCGGCATGGTTCTTAGAATACTTGCACCAGAGTGGGAGGCAGGGCAGGGAATGGCTTGTGTTTAGACCATTCTCTTGCACCGTCGTGTTTTGTTGGTGTAGGTGTATGGGTCGATTACTCGACTAGAGCGCCGTGTGTCATACATTCCTGGGTCTTTAGTTAGTGGGCTCTACGGTTCACTAATGGCTCTGTATGGCTCTCCCTGCCTCTGTGAGGCGTATCTGGGTTAGGTTGCATGGTTTATCTCCATGCCTGGAAAGCGCCCTCTAACGGCGGTTTAGCGCGGTGATTAGTGCGCCCCTAGTTATACTTCTAGGTGAGTTCCCTAACTCGGTAGCATACGCTACACGGTCGGCTCGTCGAGGTTCATCTGTCCTACCTCGGCGGGTCGGCTTTTTCTTGTGCTGCGAAGCGGACGGGGTAAACGATCTGGTTAAGATTACGGTCGAGTATGAACCCTATTCCGCGGCGTGAACATGCGGCGGCGTGGAGTTTCTTGTGACTAATGAACACACTTATCGCGTCGGTAAGTAGGTCGTGCTCTGACTTGAAATAGTGAAGTCCACAATTCCAGCGGATCCTAAACATACGGAGCCTCCCATACTGCGGGCTTCTCAATGTAGCGCTCCACTATTCCGCAGCACACCGTAAGCCACATACGCCCGCCAACTAACTCGGACTTTGAGTGCTCGAACACTTCGCCCATGTTGACAGGTCGAAGCACCGCGTCGCACCAGGCGCACTTGGTTATTGCTGCGTTCATGTGTTGCCCCGCTTACAATAACTACACGTAAGCCCTTTATAGATCCATGCGCCACACGTACAACGCAGCACGTTACGGTCGGGTCGACGCATAGTAACTCCTTAGCGCCTGGACTATTTCGCCCTCGGTCATAAGTATCGAGCCCGAGTTGTGGAACCCTTGGCGCACCGCGTCTATAATCTCGTTGAATTGTTTAGGCGTAATCCCTCGATCGCTATTCGACTTGTAGGGCGCCGTCTCGCCTGTAGCGAAGTTCGGAAGCGTATATATCTCGCACTTAAGCCGACGTGCTTTAAGCCTGGTCACGAGTCCCGCCTTATGTAGGTTAGTGAGCACACTCGAAATCTGCCCATGATGAAGTCCAAGCACCGAACCAAGTTCTTTGTATGTTGCTCCCGTGCCCTCCATAAGTGCCAGATACTTAAGCGTCGCTTCTTGCCGTGCCTTGGAGCGTCCCGAAGTGTCGTCGAAGTCTGCACGATCCTGGCTAGAATCCCCACCACTCCAGCCGCTCGAGTCGTTGTATTCAAGCGCGGGCAACATCTCGGCGACAACTGCACGGCGACACATAGGGCACGCTTTAGAGCCCCGCGGCTCCCCATGCTCACACTCGGTTAATTCCATTGTGCTGGGCATTGTCCCTGATCCTTTGGCGTGTCACATACCCAGCCCGAATAAGGTTTACCCGTTTTGCCGATTCCCTCTTTCCAAGTCATGGCACCATGAACGCACATCTGCACGGCTTCGGCTTCCATAGGTTGCCCCCATGCGTCAAGCACGGGTTCGGCAGGTACACGCTTGGACTCTGGCAACGGATCACCCGAGCGGAAGTTACGCCCCGAGGTCGAGGAAGTTTTGCGCGCCTCCTCCAAGTCGACAGAACGCACCACTTCATTGAGTGACGCCATGCCTTTGATAATGCCCAGGTTCGCGTTCGCTATGCTTCTCCCGATTGCCGAGGTTTCCAAGTTTTGCACCTCGGAATCTTTTGTATATGGCGTTTTACCGTGTACAAGTTCGGCAGCGGTTCCCGTCGCTATCAACCGCTCCTGCAGTTGGTCGGCGTAGATACTCGCCACCATATAAATCATGTCGTCTCGACCTGGCACGGGTAGCGGCGGCGAGGTGACGATACTTCCCTCGGGATACTTCGCCCAGAATAGAGCGACGCGGGTCTTGACGTCTACGTACTCCTCTAAGTTAAATGTCATTATTTCTTTACGCTCCTAAGATTCACTTGTAGCAAGTCCAGCACTACCGTAACGGGCACTTCTAAGGCAACGGCGAGTATGGGCAGCACGTCAATACTTGGGCGGGTCTCTAGTGTGAAGTAGCGGTACAAGTTGCCGCGGTTTATTCCCGTGGTCTCGCTCAATTGCTCGAGCGTGTCATGTCCAGAATCTGCCATAACTTCTCTAATGACTTTGTAGGTCTTACTCTTTGGGCTTACTTTGTTCATTCTCTGCTCCTGGTATGTAGGTCTTTCGTGCCATGCGAATAAGTATCTCCGCACGGTCGAGCCGCTTCGACGTTCGAGAACGGCTAGGTCGTAATTTCGGTCGTGGCATGAACCGTTCCTAACGCGTTGAGATGTGACAAGACATGGAACCGAACGCGCTGGACGGTCTCATTCTGGGCTATTGCGTAAGTGTCCTCGCTGCGTACTTGGGCACATTCTGGATCGCTGCCGTTACATTCGCACTTGAACGCGAGCGGGGTAAGTCGATCAAGTAGTTGGTTGACTTGTCCAAGTTCGTCCATGCGCGCCTCCAAGAGCGCCAGGAGTATTTGATTAGTGGGTTCGGTCATGGTGTCCGCCAGCCGTCCTCACGCATTTGGTCGGCTATGCTCTGCTCGTCATAGATCCACGCCATTTTCCCATTATGAAATCGGTTCATGTGGTAGCGCCCGAGAATGTATCCTCCGAGCGCCATAGTGCACGTAAATAAGAAGTAAGTTCCGTTCACGTTCTGCTCCTAGTTAGTAGTTACTTTTTTAAGTCTTTCGGGTCGTAGCGTTTTGTCTTGCCTATCTTGGTCGCTTTGAGTAGTCCTTGCTTCTCCCAGCGCCACAAGGTAGTCCGATTAACTTGTAGACGTTCTGCCATTTGTGCAGCGGTTAAGTATTGCTCACCCATGACTAACTCCTATTTTTGTGTCAAGTTGCGTATGTGTCAAGGATTCTAGAATGGCGGCGTGTTGCCTTTGTGACTTTCGAGGTGCTCGAGAATTAAGTCCCGAACCTGGGCGACGTGAGCGTGTAGATCGCTTAGAGACTTCCCGCCGTTAGTGTCGGGTTGTATCTGGTAGGTCGCCTGGTCAATATACAACTTTATAGGCTTCACGATTACCCACTTAATGAACATACCTAGGAGCGTCGCTATAGCGATTAATGCTCCCGCTACTTGTCCGAGGCGTACTAGATCATCACTCACAAGCGAGCCTTAATCTGGCGACCGTCGAGCACTATGGGCTTCTTGCCGTCGTGCCAGACATACAAGCCGATAGGCGCTCCCGACGCCAGGGTTAACTCGTGGCTAAAGTGTGCGTGCTCGGCGGAACCGTCGAAGCCCACTACGTTAAGCGTCGTGTGTCCTGTCTGGTCTGGTTCGCGGTCAGGATTTCGGACGATACGAATACGTAGCCGAGTGCCTTTCCAGCGGCTTGGGTATTCAACCCGTAAGATTCCCCAGATGTTGTAGGAGCCTCCCGAGGCTGCCTTAAATCGTGTCGTGCCCTCGATCCGTACCCAAGTCCAGGTAAGCGGCTTTATTGTCTGCTTGTCTTTGTTGGACTCGTCCTTGTACAAGAACCCGCTCACGACTTTGCCTCGAGCCACGGTTGAGGATTACGGCAACCTAACCAGCCCGACCAATAGCGTCGCTTCTGGATCTCGAAGTGGAGGTGCGCGCCCGTGCTCGAGCCTGTGTTACCCGAGTGCCCAATAAGGTCGCCCACTTTGACTCGTTGCCCGCGTTTAACTGTGACGGTCGATAGGTGAGCGTAGATCCCGTAAAGTCCTGGAGTGCCGTTAGTGAAGCGGTCGAAGTCTTGGATTATTTGGATCCCGTACGCCTTGCCCCAACCACGAGTAACGCCTACACCATTCTTGCCCGCGTGTACGATCACACCGTCCCGAGCGGCGAATACGGCGCTCCCTTGTGGTACTGCGAAGTCTACGCCTTTGTGACGTCCCGACTTGAAAGTGTACTTCTTACCGAACGGGAAACTAATACTATGCGTCGACGTCGGATACATTCTCGCCTCTGTATTCGTTGTATCGAGTGTCCGACGGGTTTAGGTAGTTGACAACCATAGGCAACATAGAGGCAAGCCCGAGCACTATTGCAGGGTGAACGGGTAGCGTGTCCAAGTTGAGGATTACCCAGCCCAGGGCACTAGCGACGAATACCTTAAGCCAGGAGGCAAGCGGCGAACCTGCGAGCCAATCGTTTAACGCTTTCATTCGGATACCTCGATCGCTTCTAGGATTACGCCGCACCCGCCACACTCGGCGCTGCTCACGCTATCGTCTGACCATAGATAGTCAATGTCTTTATTGGCACACCCGTTAGCCGTGCACGTAAACTTAATGCTTTTAGGAGTTGATGTTTTAGCCATGTTATGCCGCCTCGTATGTAAATGAGATATACATTTGGTCGTTTACTGCCCAAGTCATAGGTACTAGGTTCGTAACGTTGTTAGGCACCGTATAGGTTCCCGCGGAGTTTCCGACGTTCATTCCGATAGTGGTCGTCGAGTTCCAGAATGTGAACCCCGAATAAGGTTGGCTTGCCGATACGTCACCAATGTAGACGGCTCCGATAGGTTGAAATTGGACATAGCCACTAATAGCGGTCGCAGGTAATGAGAACGTAAGAGAGCCAGCGAAAGTGCTTGTACTGCCCATTACTACCCTTCCTCTAACGTGAACAATTTTACCTAATTTGGCATAGTTCCACGTCTGGGTAGCGTTGCCTACACCGAAGCCGCCCCAGGTTGGCGTGTATGCAGTCCAGGCAAGTAAGCCCGTGCCCACGGAGGTGTCGATAGCGGAGCCCAGCGTAGCGATAGCGCTGTATCCGTTTTTAACGAGGTCGGTCGCGGTCGGAATTGACCATGCGTTATTGGTTGTAGTAGTTGCCACTATAGATCACTCCATGCTTGGGTTGGGTTGGCGGTTCCGTAACTAGTCCAAGTATAACTAGGGCTAACTTGGTTCCAAAGTATCGACGTAAAGAAGTTTTCACGCGGTACCAGGTTGAGGGTTTTAGTAAATCTGCCTTTACTTATTTCGGTGCGGTGTCCTGCAATTAGGTAGTCACGATCTCCGCCGAACGCTGCGGGAACGCCGCTCGTTGCGTAGGCGCGAACGTAGGGATTCGCATAGTAGACGAGGTTCGTTCGTTCCGTAAGCGTAAAGTTTGGGTTAGTGAAATCTACGGTTAACTCCGTGAGCGCATTTTGTGGGTACGAGTGTGAGTCCAGGAGGTACGAGCCGAGTGTGTCGACGTCTCCCGAGTTGTTCAGAAGCGTGGTCAGGCTCCCCGCCGATACCCCATAGGTGTAAACCGACGGCGCTTCGGAATAGGTATTAGTCCCGCCCGTCCAAGTAATGTCTATCGAGTTACGAATGTCGGACTTTGACACAACTGTGGCAAGATCGCGTCCAATTTCGTTGCTGTTAATTGTTAGTGTTGCACCCTGGTTAGTGGTGGGCGCTATATTCACCCATAAGCGACCGTCGGGCGCTTCCCACATTAACGAATGACTGCCGAGAATAAGAGTGTTCAAGTCCTCCATAACGTCGCGGTATCCCGCCGCTATTGTGATCTTGTACCCCGAAACATTTCCGCCTATTGTAAACTCGTTAAGCAGCGTCGAGGTAGCCGAAGCCCAATTATTCCAGGCAAGACTCGGGTCAACGTCGTTCCAGGTAAGACTCGGGTCGGTTTCCTCCCACGACTGTGAACCCGCCTGGTTGAGTATGTCCAGGAGCACCGTACCTGTAGCAGTATCGGTATATCCAGGGCAGTACCAGGTCGAGTTGAGTAGGTAGTTAAGTGCGCCCATGGCGGTAAAGTCGCAGCGGGTCACATTACCTAGAAGTCCACTTGTGGCGCTTATCGTGTAGTCGGTGACAACTCCGACGCCGAGCGTAGATACGTTATGGTCGCCTACCTGAATCTTGTCACCAATAGCCAAAGTAAATGCTGTGTCCCACTCGCCGAATAAGGTTCCAGAGATTACTCCTGGCTGCGGTAGTTGGTCGAGTGCATTACCTCCGACTTGAATGTTAAAGGAGTAATCGACGAGTCCCGTGTAGTTTACGCCGTTTATTGCCAGGCTAATGTCGGGAGTAAATGCGGTCACGATAGCGCGCCGTTGAAGTTAACGCCTCCCGTGCGCCTCGAGGACTGCTGTAAGAGCCTCTCGATACTACGGCGGGCACTTTCCGCGTCAATAATTCCGTTCATGATTATGGTCGTTCCGCCAGCACCCGCGCGAGATACCGAGCCGTTAGATCCCATAGTGACGACTTCGGCGCCATGCTCGCCCACCAAGTAGGAGCCGCCTTTGCGAACGAATCCGCCCGCCGCACGGTTGCCCGCTCGAGCCTGTCCCGTAAAAAATTGGCTTAGGTTCGCTGGGTTGACATTGTTAGCGAAGTCGACGAAGCCACCGAGCCAACCCTTGCCACGCTTCCAGGCTCCCGTAACTGCGTCAATGGCGTTAGCCATAGTTTCGAGCGACTTGGCGATACTTTCAAGGGTTCCCGTCGTGCTTTCGCCGCCTTTAACTACGCTAAACAAGCCACCGAACGCCGTGGTCACATTACGAAGCGCTTGCCCAAGTGAGTAGGCGTCACTTTTATCGTCCATTTGGCGCGCTAGTGATCGTACTTTGTTACTTAGTGCCTTGTTATCGTCGCCCGAGAAGCCGCGCCCAATCTCCTCGATAATTGGGATTACCTTGTTAGTTATGTAATCGACCAGCGCCGTAAACTTTGGAATAAGTAAAGCACCCAAGGACTCCTGTAGTTCGCCGACCTTTTCGCGCATGATCCCCAACTTGCCCGCCAGGGTATCGGTATTGGCTAGTGCCGCGCCTCCGAATAGATCCGTTAACGCTCGGGTCGCACCCTCAAAGTCTTTAGTTTTAACTATGGAATCGTCGAGCGGAATACCGAGGCGCTTAAGTGCTCCAAGGTTTCCCTCATGTGCTTTGGCTAGGGCTAAAGATACGGTTTCGAGATCCTTACCCGTGCCCGCGCTTATGTCCATGGCGAGACTTGTCAATTTTTGCGCCTCGGTCAAGTTGTCGGTTACTCGTACAAGGTTGCCTAATGCTGGACGTAGTTTCGTATCACTAATGCCGAGGGTCTTTTGCTGTACTTCTATCCACGACTCGGAGGCTTTTATTTGGTCTTTGGTTGCGCCGATAGTGTTGCGAAGTGTTTGGGCTAGCGTCGCCTGGCTTTTTTCGTCCGCGATCGCTGCCTCGACCATGGACTTACCCATGACGGCGGCAGCACCGAGAACCGCAGCACCAAGCGCGGCGAACCCTAACGCAGCGGTACGCGTGTAGTCGCCTAACTTGCCCGCGAATGTTTTGGTCGCGCCTCGAGCGCCTCGAAGTCCTTTAGCGAAGTCTTTAGTATCCGCTAATAGGTTGAGTTTAAGAGTCCTTATTTCCGCCATTAGATACCGCCTCCCGAGCCTTTATTCCATTCGTCGAATACATAACGCTCGACGGCTTGCTTCCAGCGGCGCGTAATTTCGGGCTGTAGGGCTTTAACTGTTGGAAAGATCCAATACCCTCTATTGCCCCGTCCCTCGCGTGGTGAGCGGTATGGGTGACGCCTACCGCCGTTAGGGAACCCGACCGTCGCGCCCATTTCCGCACCTATAAGCGCTACACCTACGGGAGTGCCATTCTTGAATCGTTGACGGCTTCCGCCTATAACTATCGACGGGACTCGATCGCGTTTAGCGGTAATTGTTCGCGCTATCTTTTCGGCTTGCTTAGGCATGGGACTAGCGGAGGCTTCCATTTTTATCGAGCGCGCTACCCATAAACTAATCGACCGAACCTCGTCTTTTAGTTCAACGGTGCTCTGCTTGTTCATTTTGTTCATGGCGTTTATTAGTCCACGGTATTGGCGTAGGTCGGGCTTTACTTCAAAGTGCTGCTTAGCCGCCATGTTCGCCTCCTAATAGTTCTAATACTGCCGCTAATTCGTCTAGGCTCCACGCTTCGACTTCGGCTCGTGCTAGTCCCGTTCTCGCCTGGACGACTAAGACTCTGTAGCCGAGTCCTCGTCGGTCGACGCTTTTGGGTCGTCGCCCGCCTTAAACTCAAAGTTTTCGTACTCACTCTGAACCCAGACTTTCAAAGTCTTTAAGTCGGTCTTGCCTTGATCCTTGGCGAGCGAGAATATAACTTGAAGCGTGGTATCTAGGCTTCCACCGTCTACCGCTTCCGTTATCTCGGTATAGGTCTTGCCCAGGTCGCGCTCGAGTTGGATCCATTGCCACACGTTATCTAGTGTGACGGTGTAGTTCCCGCCCGCCTTGGTTGTTACTTCTATTTCCATGTCCTGCTCCTGGCTAGTAGTTATGCTCTGGTAACGCTACCGTCGACTACGACTAACTCGACGGAAGTAGTAAGCACGTCAACGGCTCCACCACCTGCGGCGGGATAGTTTGGTAGGCATGAGCCCGTGAATACGGTTCCGTTAGCGGTGAATGAGAATGTGAGCGCTGTGTCTGGTGCGGTCTTTGCTGCGTCCCATAGCGCTTCGCACAGGCTTGCGGCGTCGCCCCAGTCTGCGTACATTTCGACCGATAGTGTCGCGGTCTTGTCGATAGTTTTGTAGAACCGATCGTCTAGAGTCTCGCCTACGAATTGGTTATTCTCGACTCCCAGAGTGACGCTTGAAGCCTGGGCGTCGTAGTTGTCGCTATCAATGGCAAGGATTAGATCCCGCCCCGTTATGTATGTCGCCACGTTAGTCTCCTAGTGTTGTTGTGGTTTGGATACGAATAGAAGCCGTGACTACGGCTCCCGCTGTTGTGTCGGTGAGGACTGTTGGCTGGTTCCATGCGGTGACGGAGTACCCAGCGGGTAGGACTTGCAAGACTTCCAACATGAGCGTTTCAATGTTCGCCAGGCTTGCCTGGTTATCGGAAGCGCCCACTACTGCGGTCAGGTCAAAGCCCACGTTTATACGGTTAGTTAAGCCGCCGATTCCCACGGGCTCAATGTAGGGATTACCTGGCACAAGCACGAGCGCGGGCGAAGTGAGATCCTCGTTTGGGTATGCGTAGACCACTCGACCTGCACCACTTAAAGCCGTAGCCAATGCCGTTCGGAATGTTGCGAGGTTAGCCATTAGCCGACCATGCTTCGAGTATCAAGCCAATTAGCGAGAAGCCCATTCACCCTTGACACTAGGGAACGTCCCAGGCGGTACGGTGCGGGCTGGAAGTCGACGCCCATTTGAGCCATGCTGCCCTTTTGAGTTTGCCAGATGTCGACCGCAACGGCGAGCGCTGCCTCGTGGACTTCTGGCTGGTCGGCGAAATCTATGTACTGCTCGAGTGTTACCCAGCCGTTAGGGGTTATCGAGTGCTTAGGGTATTCGGCGGCGGTGTGAGCGAATGAGATAGTCGTCGCAGTAACGGCGGTAATAGTTTTAGTACCGTTGAACGTACCTCCACAATGGGAGATCACTACCGACTGCCCTACATAAATGTCGTGCTTGCGATCGAGGTAAAGAATGTTTGTATTATTCTTACGCTCGTGCGCTATGGCGGCGAAGCGGTTCTGTATCAGGAGCGCCGAAATAACATTTTCCGCAGCGTCGCAGACTAATTGAAGTGTCGGGTCGGGGTAAATGTCTCCCGTTTGGATCACTTCTTTAAGTTCGGCGACGGTTACGTATGCCATGGGTTCTCCTGAATGTTAAGAGAGGCGGGACGCTCGGAGCAGTTGAGCGCCCCGCCAGACTTGGGTTGGACTAGGTGAGGTTAAATCTCCGTAGACCTGTTGCGCGCTTGATGATCGTCGCAAGGTAGCCGTGCATTGATACTTCAATCTCTAGGCTGCCGAGTTGGTTAACCTGAAGCGTACGAGGTGCCTGTTCATAGATCCCGATTGAGTTCGGGGCAACGATAAAGGCGGACTCGTCGATAGTCGTCGAGACCATGCCGTTATCTACGTACAGGTCGAGCCCGAGGACATTTCCACGGGCACTACTTGGGCTAGTGACGCCGCCAGCGTTCTGCGGGACGTAAGCATTGTAGATAGGTCGACCTGTGGTATCTACTGCACCGAGCATAAGACCCCATTGTGAAGCACCAGCGATATAGGCGTTCGGGAAGTATCCCGTGCCCGCGTAGGCTGCTGGAGTTTCAACCGATACGAATGAAATAATCCCAGCGGAGGAGGCGGCTGTAGTTGCTGCCTGGGTTCCGCCCGCTGTGATTGCTGCGATTACCGCGGCGTTAGTTGCCTTGGCGTATGCTGCGACCATTTCGTTCATAAGTTCGGTGTAGAACGCTGGACTTGCGTTCAAGTCGAATAATTCTACCGAGAAGCGGTTTAAGCCAGCGTACTTCGTTGCAGTTCCCGTAAGGTAACTCGAAGTCATACCCGTTTCGCTAGGTGCTACACCCTCGGCAGTACTAGCCACGGTTGGAGCGGTTCCGACCTTGGGAATCGAAATTGTGGTTCCGATAAATTGGTGCGGAGTTGCGCCGCCACAAGCCTCGATCGTTGGACGACCGAACTCGCGCTGTGCGGATCCGACAAACTCGTTCAAGTATTCGACGGGATTAAAGCCTGTGTTATTGCTTAGTGAGTCGTCCGCTGCCATAACGAACTGGCGGGAGTCCTCGTTGCCTCGTGCTGCCTTAATAGCGTGCTCGAGGTATGTTACACCGTTGACTACAGGACTGCGGGGAGTCGAGTAGGCAACGGGTTGGGAAGCCTGAACGGGAACCGCGGACGCGGTAACTGCTTCGGCTTCCACGGGAGCAGATGTTTGCTCGTCCATGGTTTCCTCCTGGTTAGGGTTTCCCTCGGGCAGTTCGCCGTCGGTGGTTTCTGGTTCGCTCGCCGCTACCTGGGTAACGCGAGCCTCGGTAAATGCTGGATTCGTCACGAGCGAGACTTCGACAAGTGTCGCGGCGGTTACTCTCATAACGCCGTCGACCATTTTGTACTTGTCAACACTTGCGCCGACACTAATACCGTCGCGGAGTCCCTCGGCGGCTTCAATTAGTAGATCGTTGCCCGCCGTGGTAGCCGAAATCTTTAGTTCGCCCATGATTCCGCCAGGGCTTGCGTGTGTCGCTATGAGACGTCCAACAGGTCGGCGCTGGTCATGCTCGAGCAGGACTTTTACACCGTCGGGAATGTGTATTGAACCTGCCTCGAACATAACTTGCCCGACGCTTGTGTTCCCTATACTTCCGAACGGCGCTAACTGTCCCATAATGGTTCGGGTCTTGGTGTCTGCCGCGGTGATGTTGGCACTAAATGTCAACTCCATTAGATCCTCCTTGTGGTGGTAGGTCTTCCATGGCTCGAGCCTCGTCTAGGTTGATGAGTCCAATCTCGAGCATTTTGGCTATAACTTCTATTCGTTCTAGTGGTGCTCCGCGTAGGTACGAGTCCAGGTCGAAGCGGATCCGCTGCCCCCGCGGGGTTACGTCGTCCATGGATAGGCGCTCGGATATAGCGCACATGAGCGGCTTAAGTGAGAAGTCGACAAGGTTACGGCGCTCTTGCAACGTATTGGAGTAAGTGTTGGAGGCGGTGTCGGCGTTCAAGTAATAACTAGGAATCCCCACGAGGTGAGCGATTAGTTCAGTCGTGTACTTGCGAGCCTCGACGAGTTGCATTTGCATGGCGTCGAAGCCGACCTCTCTTAGATCGACGGCGGAGTTCAAGTAGGCGGTCGCACGTGTTTGGCGTGACAACTTCCAGGAGTTCATAAGGTTGGTGACTTGCTCGGCGGGTAGATCCGCGCCCGTGTTTTTAAGGTATGTTTGCGGCGCTGGTTCGTCGGCTAGTCGTAGCGCTGCTTGCTCGAGTTTTATGGCGGTGGCGAGTGTCCGACCAGCGCGGGCTAGGAGTCCGCCGTCAATACCTGGGAACGCTATAAGACTATTGACGCCGAGGTTAGGTACGTCGCGTCCGTCTACCTGGTATCCCGTTATTACGGTCGAAGTGCGTACGTCTGTTTTGTAGGTGACTCGGGTCGGGTCGATTCGGCGCGCCTGACTTGGGCGACCGTCCTCGGGATCTAGTCCGAGTATCTGCCAATAGGCGAATGGGTGAAAGATTAAGTCTGAGACCGTCCATGCCATGGTCACCGAGTAAGGCATGCCTGGGTCGGGTTGTTTAAGTAATGGTCGCGTAGGGATCTCGTCCCCCGTGGTGGAGTTGTAAGCCTCTAGTTCCAGCGTGGCAACTGTGCCAGCGATAATGTTTCGGCTTCTCGCTAGTGCGGGGACGGTCATAGCCTCGTCATAGTTGCAATACTGCCAGGTCGACTGTTGCCCCCACATTGACGCGGGAGCGCTTAGCGGAAAGTCTGCCGCAGTAATGGACGGCTTGGTTTCGGGCTTGCTTGCCACTTGGTTGACGCTTAAGAAGTCGAGTAGTCCCACACTCTCACGGTAACCGCTAGGCAAGTCAATCGGGCGAACGTGCAACGAGGTGCAACGGTGTGCAGCGTGTCTAGACGCTCATAATGACGGGAGTCGCCGCTGGGCTACTTGCGTGTCCGACTGCCATAACTAAAGCGACCGCCGCGCTAATAGGATTCGTCGCTGCTCGCCGTCGGATTCTCCAACCGCCGTCGCCCGCGTTAGTCCTCGAACATGAGATTAAGTGCTCGGTAAGTGTGTCTTGTCCTGGGTGCTGGAGTCTGCCCGTGTTCATGGCTTGAAGTGTCTGGTCGCACATGATCGCGAACGCGGTCGACTCCCACGGCGTAGGCGATACCGCTACGCCTAACTTGCCGAGGTACGGCGCAATATATCCAGCGGTCTTTGGATCATAGGCGAGGATTCTCGGATAATACTTGCGAGTGAGTAGGGCTATCTCGGACGCTATCTCTACGGCGTCAAGTCCCCCGTCCTTGTGCCACTCGTGTAAGAACACTTTGTACTTGCTATCTGCCTCTTGCACACTTACAAGGAACGCTTTGTCTCGGTTAAAGGTAAGGTCGAGCGCCATATATGTCGGGAGTCCCTCGACCATGGCTATAGGTGCGGCAGACTCTACCCACTTGTCCATATTCCAGGCGGATTCTAGTGCCGTTACCCATTGGCATAGGTGCTCGGTCTTGAATGTGTCAGGGCTTAACGATTCCAGATAAGACTCGAGGCGCTCCTCGCTTAACGGCAGGTATCCCATGGACGGATTAGCCTGTTGCCAGCCTAAGCGGTCGTCGATTCTTAGTTGATCGTGTGCCGACCATTCCCACCACCCGAGCGTCGGCGACTTAGTAACCAGGGCTCGGGCGCGTAGATCATTAAGCACGATCGAGGTCGAGTCGCCCGCGTTGCTACTTGTATATATTTGCGGGTTCGGTCGAGCCGATACTGTAGGCGTCGCAGCGCTCCAGGCTGCCTCGGTAATCTCTCGGAGTTCGTCAATGTAAAGCAGGTCGGCAGATACACCGCGAGCACCCTCGGACGTTGCAGCGCGAACCGAATACTTGCGGATCCTTTGGCACTTGGGAACCGAACACTTCACGCCATGCTCACAATAAATCTCTAACTCCTCCTGCCCGTTTGTCCGAACGACTCGCTTTATTCGCTTCGCCAGGAAGTCGACGCCCATGGCGCGATCGGCTACTTCCTTAAATGTGTCGAGCGCTAGTTGCCTGGTTTGAGCCATACCAATAATTTGCTTTTCGCCAAAGATAAACAAGCCCGCCAGGATTCTCATACGCGCCAAACTTGTCTTACCGTTTTGCCGTGCACAGATTATCCCATTGAGTGTTTTTACCCAATGCCCCGTCGCTGGGTCTATGCGTAGCGACTCGTCCATGACGTATTGCTGCCACGGTATAAGAGGCTCGCCTATGGACTCCGCAAGTGCTCCGACTATCCCGCCCGCGGTAGGTAAATCCGCCAGCGATCGTGTCTCAATTCTTGGGAGCGATAAGCCGTAGATAGTCGCCTGTAAAGTCGAAGTCTCGTCTTTGGGTCTGCTCCCCATTATTCTCTCCTCGAGTTTTCACCGTTAGCCGTAACTCCTGCAATACCCCCAACAACTTCGGCGCCAGAAGCGCCACCGTGTCCAGGTCTCCCTCGTCGAACGCGACATTAACCGCACTCGCTAGTCGATAACCTAACGCCACCGTCGCAGAGTCCACCGAGGTCACATGATCCGCCGCTTCAAGTGCCGCTCTGAAGTTCCCTAGTATGTCGCTCGGAGACAATAGTTCTGCAATCGGTTTCTTTGCGGTCATGATCTAGGGCTTTCATACATGGGCGGCTCGAATCGGGTAATCGGGGAGAGAGACAGCAG